TGATATGGCTGCTAAAAGATCCACTTCTTTTGAAAACGGCCTTTATGAAAAAATATTAAGTGAGTATGAGTTAGAGCGTCTTCAAAACCCTAAAACAGACGAAGATAAAGAACTTTATGATGCTTTAACTCCTGAGATGAAGAAGAAGATTAATCAAGGAGGCTATTACACTGACGGTATGAAAGTCGCACTTGACCCTTCTAAGTTGCGCTATTCATTTTACAAAAAGCAAGATTATGAGCCATTTGCTGTACCATTTGGATTTGGAGTCTTAGATGATATTAACTTCAAGATGGAGATGAAAAAGATTGATCAATCAATCTGCAGAACCATCGAAAACGTTGTGCTGTTAATTACGATGGGAACAACGCCCGATAAAGGCGGCGTTAACCCTCGCAATATCAGCGCCATGCAAACTTTATTTCAAAACCAAAGTGTTGGTAGAGTTTTGGTTAGCGATTACACAACAAAAGCTGAATTTATTATTCCTGATCTTAAAAAGGTTATTGGACCTGAAAAATATGAAATTGTAAATCAAGATATTAAAGAAGGTTTACAAAACATTATTTTAAATCAAGAAAAGTTTGCTAGTACAGAAATTAAAGCTCAAATGTTTTTACAACGTTTGAACGAGGCTAGAGATGCTTTTCTTAATGATTTCTTGCAACCAGAAATAAAGCAATTATGCAAAGATTTTGGTTTCAGAGATATTCCTACTGCAAAGTTTGAGACTATTGATCTTAAAGATTCTGCTCAAGTACAGCGTGTTATTACTCGCATGATGGAACTTGGTATTCTTCCTCCAGAAGAAGGTATTAAGGTTATTGAAACAGGAGTATTTCCTAAAGAATCTGAGCTTCGCAAAGCGCAAGAACGTTTTATTGAAGATCGTAAAAAAGGATTTTATAACCCTATTGTTGGCGGCATTCCTTTTTATGAAGGTGAAGAAGAAGTAGAAGTTGATCAAAATGCTACTCCTCAATCTGCAGGAAGACCTTTAGGCGCTAAATCTTTTGCTAAAGAAAAATACAGTGTTGATGGTATAAAAGATATAGTTGATCAAACTAACCATCTTTATACCTATATGGTTGCTGAAGCTAAAACCGCTTTCAAAAAGAAAAGATTAAACAAAGATCAAAAAGAAATTTTATCACGTATTTGCGAGAGTATTATTGTTTCTACAGAACAAAAAGAATGGAAGCAAAAAGCTAAAGCTTGTTTAAAAGACAACAACTTAATGCTGAAATTAGATACCCTAAAAGAAGTATCTGAAATTAGTGCGAATCATCTTTTAGACGATTACGCAGCTGCCATTTTGTATCACAGCAATAAAAATTCCAAATTGCAATAAAAAAGTGTAATAAATACAGATGGATCAAGCCAAATTTAAATATACTACAAGTTTTAATTTTAGCATTCATGCTACTACGGATCTAGAGAACGATCTGAGCATTAGTCGTGCTTCTTTAAGTAACTTGCAGCCATTGATCCCAAAATCAGTAGATTTAGATAAAAATATTGATTTAGTGGGCGTTGCGTTTAACGCAGCAGTGGTTAATAAATTCAACAAAAATGGTGATGGTATTGATTCCGAAACCGCAGCTGAAATTTTAAAATACTTTGTTTACAAACCTACTAACATTGAGCACAAAAAAGAAAAAGTAGTAGGACATATTGTTAATGCAGGTTTTACAGATGTAGATTCAAATAATGTTATTACATCTAAAGAAGCTGTGTCAAGAAAAGATCCTTATTACATTTCTTTAGCTGCTGTCGTCTATAAAACTGTCAATCCTGATTTTGCAAATGCTTTATTAGCATCAGGAGACGAAGACAGTGAAGTTCATAATAAAATTTCCGCTAGTTGGGAACTAGGATTCAATGATTATCATATCGCTGTTGGATCTACCAACTTAGACGAAGCAACAATAATTACTGACCCAATCGAAGTTGAAGATATGAAAAAGTATCTCAAAAGCTTTGGTGGTTCTGGTAAGTTAAGCAACGGTGACCCTGTTTACAGGTTGGTTACCGGAGAAGTTTTTCCGTTAGGTATTGGGTTTACATCTAATCCTGCTGCCGATGTCCAAGGCGTTTTCATTGAAAAAAATGAAGACATAACGCTTAAAGATTCAGGCGATAGTTCAGAGGTTGACGAAAAGCCAACAATTTCTAGCGAAAATAGTATAAAAATTTCACAAAAGAGTGAAAATAATGTAAAAACAGATAATAATACAGATATCATGGATACCCAAGAAATCATTAAAGAGTTCGGGAAGATTCTTGATAGCAAGCTTTCTGAAAAAGCTGAATTCTCGCAAGAGGCTGTTGCTAGCATCTCTAGCTTTGTCGCTGACAAAATTAGAGAAAAAGATGTCGAGTTCCAACAGGAGCGTGACGCCTTAGAGCAGCAGAAGATTCAAGCCGCTGAAGATGCTGAAAAGGCAAAAGCTTCTATCGCTGAATTGGAAGAGAACCTCAAAATCGCTCAAGACAAAATTTCTGATCTTGAGTCTTCTATTGCTACACAGCAAGCAGAAGAACTTTTCAATAGTAGAATGGAATCTATCGACGAAGGATTTGATCTTTCCGATAGCGACCGCGCTATTATTGCAAAAGAAGTTCAGGCACTGGATAGCGCTGAAGCATCCTTCGAAGCTTATCAAGAGAAACTCAATTCTTTACTTCATCATAAGAGCAAAGCTTTTAAGTTGGAGCAGGAAGAGGAGCTCTCTAAGAGAGTGGAGCAGGAAGTTGAAAAACGCATTGCTTCTATCGCAACCCCAGAAGAAACGGCTACTCCTGAGAAGGAAGTAGAAGAAGTCACAGCTTCCGAAACTGATGTAGAGGAAGTTTTGGACAGAGCAGAAGCCTCTGAAGAAGCACCTGTTAATAATAACGGAGCTACTTCTCAAGAAGAGTCTCTTCTCGCTAAGTTCAGCAAAGCTTTTAACAAAGAAAACATTAATATTAAATACTAAAACATTATGGCACTTAGATTATTACCATTCAGACAATATTCTGACAATGATGTAGTCAATTTGTTTGCTAATCAAACAGTTGACTCTACGCCTAGCACAAACGGAAACGGTAGTGCTGGAGTTATGGTCAAAGTATTAAGCGGCAATCTCAATAAAGACGTTATCGATTTGATTGATAGCAGCTACCTCGGAAAGACTGACTACCCATTCTTGGGCGCAGACAAATATCCTACCGTGGCTTTGAGGGCTACTGCTGCCACCAAGGACGCTGCTGTCCTCGGTGTTACCTTGAGACAAACAGTCGAAACCGACGAGAACGGCGAAAAACTTATCTACAACCCCGTCAAGAAAGACGAACTTCAGGCTGTATTAAGTGGACAAGCTGTTCCTGTCGCAACTAAAGGTCTTTTCACTTTTGACGAGGCCGCTTACGAGAAGGACGCCAACTTTGCCCCCGGCAATCTTGCTGTCGTCTCTGCAAATGCAGGTAAACTCTCTGGTATCGCTTGGGCGAATACTTCTGGAGAAACCGTTGTTGGAACCATTTTGGGAACTGGAAACAGAACTTCTCAGCTTGGTGTGGCCGATCAATTCGCAGGAACTGGCACAGCGCAGTATGCGTTAGTTCAGTTGGATTGCTCTCTCAGCAGTACTTACACTGCTTAATAGAAAGGATTTATAGAAAATGAATATTACTCTTAAAAGAACCGACGAACAAGTTGAATTGGTTAAGGCTATGGCTTCACGCAACAGAGATGTTGCTTACGCCGCACAGGTTGCCTTGGCCGAATTCATCGGTCCTGTTTTGGCGGAGGTTATCAACAATGCTCCTACGATTAGTAACTTGTTTACTTCTCTTCAGTTCAACGCTGATGACAATCCTTCCATTCCTTTGGACCTTTATCACGACATTTTTGACGAGGATTACATCAAGGTTTACAGTCAGTCCGTGGCAGGTGGTCTCCCTACCAACTATGTGCAGCCTACCGCTGCTGAGTTGAAGTTTACCACTTACAGCTTAGATTCTGCTGTTTCCTTTGATCGTAAGTACGCTTCACGTTCTCGTTTAGACGTTGTTGGCAAGACTTTCACCCGTGTTGCACAGGAAGTCTTACTTAAGCAAGAAAGAACATCCGCAAATCTTCTTTTCACTGCTGCTGCTAACGCTTCTACTGGAACAAGTGGAGTTACTGCTGCCAACAGGCACATCTTCCGTACAGCTCAGAACGAGCGCTTCTTATTGGACGACTTGAACAAGTTGTTCACTAAGGCTAAGAGAATCAATGCCTCCTTTGTTGGTGGTACTCCTAGCGGAGCTCGTCGTGGAGTCACTGATCTTTTAGTGTCTCCTGAAGTTGTCGAAAGCATTCGTGCTATGGCTTACAACCCTGTCAACACTGCTTCGGCTCCTTACACGGATTCTGTTAAGGATAGCCTTCCTGCTCCTGAGGCTTTGCGTCAAGAGCT